ATGACATCATCTTACTTCTCACTCGTACCTAATCTAAAGTACGATCAAAAACCTATCAGTTATCCATTCTCCGAATCGGATTTTGTTATCACGAAGAACTTCTTCAAAAGGTTCCGTATTAATAGTGATGTCTTTGATCAAAGTCAGTTGTATAACAGGATCACAATCGATGATGGTGCTAGAAGATTAGATCTAATCTCCGAAGCATTGTATGGTAGACCAGACTACGATTGGATTATTATATTAACTAACAACTTAGTCAATCCATTGTTTGAATATCCACTAACAGAGCTACAGTTACAGAAACAAGTGGAGAAAAATTATGATGATCCATACAATACTATAAACCACTACGAGATCATTACTAACAGTAAGCAAGAAGAACTGTTCGGTAGAGTATTATATGATGAAGGAACTCATGTAGATGAAACATTCTATAACAAGAACCACAAGTATCTCCTAGATGATAATGAAGAGGTTGCTTCCGGAAGAGACCTAGCGTTTCCTGTCACGGAGTATCAGTTCGAGCAACAGATCAACGACAACAGACGAAATTTGTATGCCTTGAAACCAGAACTAGTTGAACTATTCATTGATGATATCAGGAAGCAAACTAGGTACAAGAAGTCTTCTGCTTTCCTAGACGGTAAGTTAAAACAATCAGGCAAATAAAAAAGACCCCCCTGTTAGTTGGCAGGGGAGTCTTTAGCGGCGACGATACTTTAGTATTTATATTTGATGTCTTCGATAGTCAATCCAGAACCAATAGTTTTCCACCAATCCCAGACTAACTCATGTGACAGAGTGTGCCACTTGACATTGACATCTGAATGTCCCCACGTACTAGGAAAAGAAGCGTCCTCAGTCAATAGTTGGAAAGAGAACACAGTGTCTGCTCTATCTTGTTCGAAGAAAGAATAAACTAACGTTTCAGTAGTGGGAACAAGTCCCCATCCTGGTCTCATCGGAGCATCCCAACCTTTATACTCCAAGATGATTGTATCATCTGGATAATAGTTCTGAACAATCTTAGCAGCATGTTGTCTACTAATTAGATAAGCAGCACAAGACCAGTCTGACCAGTCTCTAGTTCTTATACAATTTTGTTCTAGATTTCTATGTAGAGCGGTTGGGAATCCAGCTGCTCCATCAGTAAGAAGTGCTAACTGTACAATCTCCCATGTAGGTGGTAGGTTATGAAAGAAATCTTCCCAGGTGAAGTTCCAATACCGTACCATATCAAAAGAGATGTCATCCTCACAAAAAATAGCATAAGGTTCTGTACTATTGTAATACCATTCCTTGATTGCTTTTAAGTGTGAGGTAACAGGTCCTCTAGAATTAGGGCGACACCACTGTAAACCTTGTCCAGATAACTTGTGGTCTTCATCTACGTATCTATCGTAGACGTATGGTGTAAATTTATATACACCATACTTCTCGAACATATTGTATAACTTTTTCCTTCGCCCAATAGCATCTGGAATGCTGATGAAGTTTATTGGGGGGAAGTTTTTAAGTTTTTCAGAAGGGGATATCACTATCTAAATCCTTGCTTGCCATGTTACTGAAGAAAGCGAAAGCATCTTCTTCTTCAGTAGAACTAGAAGATGTCACTGGAGCAGCGACAGCAGCGGGAGCAGGAGCATCAGGTGCTGCCCAATCCAGTTCCTCATCGATCTCATCCGATGCTTCTTGGTTCACAGAAGCACGACGTTGTGGGTTAGTCACAGCATTGAAGCGAGATTCAAGTTCATCGTAGGACTTGAACTGACTTGGTTCCACAATAGGACTGATAGGATGGAGCTGGTTGAAGATTTCATCCAGTTCATCATCGTCCATGGACAGAGCAGTAGGATCAGCAAACGTAGAAGATTCGTAGTTAGGATACTGACCTTTGTATGTGATACGAATACGGAGGTTGGCACCTTCTTTCACATCAAACACATCAATGGGTTCATCACCCAGAGATACGTCAGGATACATAGCACGTTGAATAACGTCAAAGATCTGCTGACCATAACGCCAGAGGAATACTTTACCCTCCGCCTCAGGATTCATAGGATCCTTAACAACATAAACGTTGCTGATATACTTCTTCTTACGGGACTTGCCAGCAGCAAGTTTCTGTGCTACCTCTTTGGTGTTGTTCTTGTAGATCTCACGGTTTGCCTTACACACAGGGCAGTCACCGCCGAGAGTGGTGGGGCAGTTCTCAGCATACCAATCGTCTTCGGGACCCTGGAACATGTGAGTGAAGAGTTTCACAAAAGGAACTCCATCGGGACCAGGGAGGAGACGAACGATAGCACCACCACCAGTTTTCTCCTTGTTAGGAGTAGGTTTCCACTCGTTAGTGGGAGCATTACTACCACCACCTTTTTCAGTGCTGGACTCTAGCTCTTTCTGAAGAGCAGCGAAAGCGGAACCTTTGAACTTTGAAAATGACATTTGTTTACTTTGTATAACTTTGTTGACTTTGTATGACCCAGCATAATATAAGGTGGCATGGAAGAGGGGTCTCGTCTCCCATGCCAATAGTATAGGGCATTACCGGACTGGCGTCAACCCTCTTCTTTTACCAGTTGCTCCTTCATCTCCTTGACTTTAATCAAGAGTTTGTCAAAGCACTCGGTGAGAGACTGATCCTCTGGTGCTCCGAGCATAACAGCAGCATCTTTCATGCTTTTTAACATATCTTTTGCTTCCGGATCATCACTCAAAGCAATACGAGTATTAAAAATCTTTTGCTTCTCAATGAAGGTCTCTAGAACATCGAAGTATTCTACTTTCTTTTCATAAGAAAGCACAGGAAAAGCATTAGCTGCTAAGAAACAATACTTCTGTAGTTCCATCATTTCCTGTAGGTCCCCTCGGACCATTTCTGATTTAAAAAAGTCGCTCATACCGTTAACATCTTTGCTTTAGATTTTTTCTTCATGTAGTTTAAGTTCTCAGCATCAAACTTAATCTTTTCTTTCAATGGTTTAGAGATCAGTTTAGGAACTGACTCTATCTCAATTTCATTTTTTTCACAATAATGTAAGACAGCATCAATGTAATTCATATCAGCATTGTCGATAGCAATCTTCTCAACTTCCTGTGAAAACTTCACAGATGTCATAAAATTATCCTCCAGATTTTTTACCATATTTGGACCTGTAGTGTTGGATGTACTCTAATAACGAAACTAGATACTCCTTACGAACCGGTTGGATACTAACCTGGGGTGGTCCATCCTCAACGGCAACAATAGTTACCAGTTGTTTAACACGAATGCCATACCGTTCTTCTAAGCAAAGAGCGTAGGCACATTCTTGTACGTAGTAGTCGTAAAGGTATTCCTCTTTCTTTACCTTGTCGGAAGTCTTGAAGTCAATGATGGATAGAACACCATCAAACTCAGCAATACAATCAACCCGTCCGGCAAGTTCCAGCGTGTCTGAATATAACGCTGCTTCTTGTAGGTATATATTATTTATACGGTGGAGAGTATCCTTACTCCGTACAAACATATACTTAGAAAGAGGATCCTTGTAGTCTAGATCCTCATTGTTTAAGTAATCCTCAAACAGTTTGTGAACTTTGGTTCCTCTACCAGCAGACCTAGTAGATTTCTTTTGGGCAGCTTCTTTTCCTACCCTTGCTCTCCACTTCCTAAGAATTTCTTGCTTCTTAGGGTTAGCACCAATCACCGTAGTGATAGATGGATACTTCTTACCTTCGGGTGTAAGATAATATCGTTTGTCATCTACCTCTACGGTCTTCATCTGAATAGGATCTAATCCTACATGAGTAAATATCACAATCCCAGATTGAGCTTCGTGATGATGTAAGACTTGACCAGACCAGAACGAACGATGTCTTCGATACCATACTCAACCACCTCAAACTCCGGCATATTCTGTAGGATACGCTGGAAGTTTAAGATGCCATCCTTCTCTGTTCCATTCTTCAAGTCAGACTGCTGGAAGTCACCACAGAATAGAATCTTACAGTTCTGTCCCACCCTAGTCATGATTGAATCTAGTTCGTGGAAGTTTAGATTCTGACACTCATCTACAATGATAATAGAATCATCAAGTGTAGTACCACGAAGGAATGATGTAGACCAGAACGAAATAGTTTCCTGATTCTTTAGATTCTCATAGAGCATATCAAAAGAAGCATCGTCTGGCATCTCAAACATATACTGTACCATCTTCTTGTATGGAATCTGGTAAAGTGATGCCTTATCTTCATGTGTACCAGGAAGGAATCCAATCTCTCTGGTAGCAACTAGAGAGCGTACAACATATACTTTTTCGTATGGACTATCCTCATCCAATACATCTTTCAATGCTAGGTAGAGAGGAACAAATGTTTTACCTGTGCCAGCAACACCGTAAGAATAGATACATTTACCTTCAGCATAAGCATCAAAGACTTTTTGCTGTGTCTCGTTCTTTGGTTCAATAGGAATAAGATAATCCTGATTGATAGGCTTTCTTCGCTTCATCATCTTAACACTCATCCCATTGATATCGGGTTGGTTGTTCTTACGCTTCCTTGCCATACTAATAATTATATTTTTGTGTAATGGTACTATTCCCAACAGATTTTGCTTGAGGAACAATCTTGTTCTTCATAACATCTGCCCATCCAGGATGAGTTTTACTCATCTTATCTCGGAAATCTCCTACCTCTCCTGTACCGGGGAGTGTAGAGGGATCAGACCAGTCACGGTCCCAGTCTGGATTGTCAGTCTTCCACTGGTCCCAGTCATGAACACTCATGCTGACTTGTTTCTGCTCACCTGTGACCTTATTTATCACTGGGTACGTCGCCATCTTGTTTCTCCTTATTGAATCCGAATGGTCCTGCTTCTAACTTAGATTGTACTCGCTGTTGTTGTGCCAGCTTACAAACATT